ATTCTCTCAGGCAGTTTCGATTCGTATTTTTTATGTATTGATTATATTGCTTCATAAGAGCTGGGTAGATATATCTCATAAAGTATGGCTTCTTGTCAGCGACAATACTTCTGTAGAATTCTCTCAGCTCATCATCATCAATCTTATTTGCAGCATGTCTATCGTGCCATGTCCTCGGCATTGGCTTACAGATAATTCCCTTTGCCTTGTCGATTGCATTCTGCTGATATAACTGACCGCATCTGATACGATAGGAGAGCGTGTCGTATTCAACGCTTCCTTTTGGATAATGAGAACGAACCTCAAACATGGATGTAATGTAATTAGTTGTCTGCCCTATATCATTACCGAAACTTTCAATATTGGAACGTACAAAATCATCTTCATTAGGAATTGTCTTAGCTGCCTTTCGCTGAGCGCACATAAGAGCCGGAAGCGGTTCTAACTTCTCAACGAGGATTCTATTGTCACTGAGCATAACCAAATCACCGTCAAAGTCCATTCCGTTTAATGCGGCGGCTGCGGTGTCCCATGCGTTGAAAATCGTACAGGTCTTCATGTATTGATACCAATAATCAGCATCAGAGCTATGAACTGGATGTACCAGACGAATGTTATTGTGGCAGGTCATAGGCGCACGAAAACAGGCAAGCTTCTCTGAGCCAAAATCTCTCCAGTATTTATTGTAGATTTCTCCAGATTTCAACAGACCGGTTATTTCCAATCCAAACATGCTCTGGCAGAGTGCATATGGATCACCAGACACTATGGAATAGTTGCCATGAACTTTAAGTACCCCTACTTTAGCTTCATCAATACGATTTTTTATGAGCTGATAGATTGCATTCTGAACGAATGGGTCGTCAATCATGCGTTCATCAATCATGATTGCTTTTACAAAATCATCGTCCAGATTTTCAATATTGGATTCGTTCATGCCAATACCTTTTAAAAACAGCAGTGTTTTACGCCAATCACCATGCAGAACATCTTTGATCTCATTCATTGTTGGAGCTATCAATTCTTCAATCTCATCATCGGATAAATCGTAGCTCTGAATGAATTGGTAGTTCAAGGAGTGCTCACTCTCTAATTCTTTTGGGCAGGTCTTTGCAATGCCGAATGTGTATCCGTTGGATAATGAGTTCTGTACATACGCTTCGCAGCTATCGTAACTATCCCAGAGCTTTACCATAGAAGTAGTGAGAATCAGTTCTACATCACGCACATCGAAATCGTTTCCCCATGCATCTTTGATGATATATTTTCCTCCGGCAATTTTTTCTGCAAAATCTACATAATCAAATGTGAAAGCCATTCCTTTTTCAAATGAGAAACGTGTATTGGCTCCACTGATTGTATAGTCAAGTCCAAGCTCTTTGCTCCAACGCTCTGCGAGTGATGGAAGTATCATTCCAAAACCATCTGAAGCATCAAGATCAACCTTTTGCTGTTTCTGTAATTCCATTGCCGGTTCGCCATCGCATTCATCAGTCAGATATACAATATCAGAGAGGAACGAAGTCTCACAGTCATTTACTACAGCGATTCCTTTTGGGAATGAAACCGGAGTAGAAGCACTACAGGTAAGCGCCTGATATGCTTCGAGTTTTGCAGTAACCAGTTCTTTTTCAGGATTTCGTCCATTAGTTATTCTGCGATGCAGTTCGTCAACGACTTTTTCACTTACAAATACGATAGTGCTGTTCTTGATTCCACCATTGGTTCCGAGCAGGCGTCGATATTTTACGCCATTGATCTGAAATCCTTTGCAGGCACGATAGTAGTCCTTTTCTTTGTCAATCATCAGAGTGACGTAATCTGCCTTATACTGCAGCTGATCCAAATCATCGTACAGCTTCTTAATGGCGTGTCTGTTCTTTACACTGTTTGGAGCAGTTCTTAAACTGCGAATTTCTTCCTTGATTTTTTTAGCTTCAGCATCAGCGTCTGTGATGTCATTCAGATAATCAATCCAGCGCAATGTCTGACTGTCGGCAAGAGATATTACCTCTTCGTTTCTTCTTGCCTCCTCGATTGGAAGTGTCAGCCGCCAACGATGTTTACGAAGGCGGCTACTATGTAGCTTATAAATAAATTTTTGACAAGTAAGTTGCTTGCTAATTTGAAACACCTCATTTCTATGTAATTATTTAATTAGCATGATGATATAAATTAATTATTGAACTCATTGATATATTCACGCCACGCACTTTCAAATTCTGATCGACCATCCTCAACCATTCGCTCTACAGCATCATCTGTAAGTAAATCTCCATCAAGAGGGTAGAAGTCCTCGCATGGTGTTGTCTCGCTGCAGCTTTCTTTATATACACAGTTATTACATTTACGCTTCATTGATTGTATTTCCTCCCTGTACTGTTTCTTCAATCCAATTTTCAAGCAGGTTCCTCATACGTCTGCTCGGTATGTATAAATATATCTCATCTCCATCCCGGATGGCTGATCGCCAGATCCACTGAACCATAATGGATAAAGCATACATATCATCGTCTGCTTCTATGCCATGTTTGTGGTAAAATGTCTTTTCACCAACATTCATAAAGAGATTGACCAGATATATCATATAATGTCGGTTCCTGTATTCGTTTGTCGCTTTCATATTGAACCGCAAAAATGACCTCGTATATCCTTTACCACTAATTTTGCATCTACAGTCATTGAATGTACCCCACATTTTTTCTCCGGCAGGGGCGTTTCTCCAGATATTATTAATGCAGTTGTTGACATTATTCTTTAACTGTTCTACATTGTTTTCGTCTCTGCCAAACCAACTCATTGATAACGCATGATAGCTGTCACCGATATTGTTCATCCTGTCATTATCCAGAATATGAATCATATCTTTCAAGTGGCTGACATATTCCGGCGTATAGCCAGGGTAATCACAGAATCGATACTGTCCTGACTCTGTTTTCTGGATACCAATATACTCATATGGAAGCTGATACATCTCCAGAAAATGATGGAGCGATTGCCCTTTGAATATGTATGTCAGTATGATTACATCTTTGAATGCCGTGATTAACTCCGGCGGCAATACCCAATAAAAGAGGTGCGTGCCAGCACTGTCTTCCATTTGAATTAACTGGCGAACCTTTAAGAATTGCCGTAGCTCGTGATAAAGCCTTCCATTATAATCCTCTTTGGCGAGATAGTAGGTATCCTCATCCCGAATAATCAGCCCAGAGTCAATCGCCAACTGGATATCGTCTGGATGGAAATCATATTTCTCCAGAACATCTACGTTTTCATCAATGATGAGACGATAGCCATATTTCCGGATGTCATCCAACATATCCTCCGTGTACCGCTTGAATGCCTGATGGGTGGTCGTGATATTCTTTCCCTGTTTAATGAGAGCAGCGGTATGCTCACTCTTCTTGAACCCATACTGTTTTAGCTTGTCACTCGGTTCCACAAAATGCATTGACTTGCATCCATTCTTGATTCGTTCAGCTTCTTCCAAGTATGGTGTGATGTATATGAACTTTTCATCTTTATGCTCATTCATATACGTGATAGCGGCACTGGATTTGCCAGTACCCATGATTGCATCACAAACCTGGATCATTTTAAACCTCCTTTTTTTACGATTTCTTTTTGTGATTTTACAACCTAAAAGTTGTAACTCATTTCTTAATCCGTTGATTATCAATGTCTTACATAGGCATTCCTAACAACTATAGAAAAACACCATCTTTGCTTTTGATACAAGGCTGCTTGATAGAGCATTAAATATCATAGCGGATTCTACATTGTAAATAATTTAATTAGCTTTACAATCCAAAAATAAAATCTGCAATAAATAAGCAGATCATTTATTTAGCATTATTATACCATTGTTTGCACGATATGTCAATGCATAAATAATTTAATTAGCATGAAAAATGTAAGTAATTATTTTATGGGATCGGGTTCGCTGGTTACCGTCTTTTCTTATTGGATAGGTAATATTGATTATCAATGAAGCATAAGAAAATCCAATAACCAGCGGTGAGCCTATGTGAAAACAAGGCTGATTTTGGGAGTTTAAGCTGTATGTGGGAGATGAAGCGACTTCCTCATAGGGAAATAGCAGACCGCCACAAAATACCATAACCACCGCCCCTATGTTCCATAGTGGGAAAAGGGAACATAGATATATAGAATTGCAAATAGTTTTTCCTAGTGGGTTACGGTAAAGAATGAAACGTTATAAAATTAGCTTGACATTTCTTTATATCCATGTTATGTTATAGTTCCAAGATATATTTTATCTTGACAACAACCACATAACATTTTAACCACTGCAATAGCAGACCACAAAGAAAAGGAGTAAAGCGAAATGACAAAACATCAGACAGCAAACACAAACTTTGAAACATTAATGACAAACTTCTGTGGCGAATACAGAAAAGACAGCACAAGCGCAAAATTTACAGAAGTAACAACAGACCTTGCAACAGCGGTTGCATATTCAGTTATTAGAAAATGCCTTGACCCACAGGCAAAAAGTGGAAAGACTAGCAACAGCGGTTGCAACCCACAGTTAGAAGAAGTCAAAAGAAGCATTTACAGAGATACAAACACACTTAAAAACATTGACTACAGTTGTAAAGAAGCGTTTACAACAGTGTATAACGAAGATGGAGACAGACAGACAAAAAC